CGAAACCGCCTAGCGCTACCGTAGCAGTGTAAACGATGCCGCTATTTCCAAAGGACCCAATTGCATTGATATCACCCCCAGATGCAATTCCACCATCCGTGCCGGAAATAACCGAAGAAGTTGAAGCCGTGCCAACAGAGCCTCCTCTCCCCCCTCCTGCATTTATTGTCAAAAAGCTTGTTGTTGAGCCGCCGCCTCCGTTAGCTCCAACTGCTGCAGATCCGCCACTACCAATATTAAAACTCGCGCCTGAGAAACCTGAAGTAAAAGATGCCATCACGTACCCTCCAGAAGAACCTCCACTTCCAGAGGACTGCTGGCCAGAAGTGGTAGCAACACTGCCTCCTCCCGCCCCTCCGCCACCTATAGCCTCAACAATAATCAATTTGGTTCCAGTTGTAGGACTGTAAATTCCTGAGCTGGAGAATATTTTTTTATTTAAAAGTCGACCGGAACTTACCAATGCTTTGATTGCTGTGACGAGCTGATTTTTTTTTGATTTATCCAGAGCAACTCCTGAAGATTCAATTACCGATGAAATTTCTTCCTGAACTGAATCAAAGAAATCTGCATCCAGTGCAGTGGGTAATTCTCCTGTCTGTGGGTTACCACCGGTAAAACCATTTTTACCCGCGCCAAATTTATCCACCTGAGCGGTAGATGTGTCAATACGATGCATGTTTACTCCGGATATCTGAAAATAACGTAGGTATGAGAGGGGGCCAATTTATTAAGCACACACTCAGCGACGGTGTCCCCCCATGTTCTGAGGCTATCCGTGCAGTTGCTGATTGCTGTCATCGGTGATATCTGCGTTATCACAGGCATATTGACCTGCCAGTAATAACGCCACTCATCGCTATAAAGAGAGTCTGTGCAGTCAGAGAGGCAGGTGAACTGGCTTTTGTTGTAACGTGTAATTGTCACATCGTTATAGCCAAGCGCCCTGAGCTGAGACAGATAAAATGTCTCATTAATGCCCCCCGGCAGGTTCAGTTTTGCATCGAGCCTCTGTCGCCTTTGCTGAAGTGTTTGAACGCCGGGCGGCGCACAGCTGTCCGGCAGTCCACTAATCTGTTCATACCGATCAATCAGTTCTGTAACAGAGCGGGGATCGGTTTCAAGCATAAGTGCGTCGCCGCGACCGTGAACTGCAGCCAGTGAAGGTGCAAATCCCGTCAGCAGCAGATCGTCTGCATCCCACGCAGGGCCACGAGGCAGTAGCGCACCAAGCATCTGGCGGTACTGAGCTGTCAGGTCCATGAAATAGTCCCCACTACGCCGACCTCACCTTTTGCAATCGAAACATCAGCCGCCGGACTGACCAGCGTATGGCTGTACTCACCCGTTGCGATACTGATTGCTTCGCTGATACGTGAAAGTTTAAGCACACCTTCTGGCACGCCATCACGCAGCATCATTGAACGTAGTTCGGCCTCCACTGCGTATCTGACTTCTTCCGTGTCCGGGTTTAGTCTTATCTGAAAATCAACAACGTGGGGGGATGCAGCAAACACGTAAATGTCAGCGCCTGCAACCGGAGCGCGAGGCTCAATGTAAGCCTGCACGGCGAACACTGTAGCTGCATCGGGGATGGGGTTTACGAGGTCGCTGTTTGCCACCATGACACCAACTGTTCCACGCCCGCTCCAGTGCCGGTATGTCCAGGCGCGGGTAATGCCTGCCACTTCTTTAGCCCACACCTCATAATCACCGTCTGCGCCGCCCTGCGGGGTCCAGTACCAGCGCTCAATGACTCGCGCCCGCCACACCTCTAAGTCCTCAATGTTCGCACCGCCCTGAATGCTGTCCGCCACACCAGCGGAAGTCAGGCCGTTAATCGGGCTGACCAACCGCATGGCAAGTCCGTCATCGGTGTTACCGGCTTTACCTAGGGTATTGCAGGTTACCGGCACCCGCAGAACGCCACCCGCTGAAGTGGCTTTGGCAGTCGTGGTGAACGAAGTCAGATCGTCACGCTGAATCGTCACGCCAGCCGGGATAGGAATGCCGTTCGTTGCCACGTCCCAGCGCACGTATCCAGTTGCTGCCGTTGCCGCTTTGCGCGGGCATCGCTTCATGTTGGCATGTCGCGTCAGCCAGTCCTCATCTGCCAAGTCTGGCAGGAGATTGCGCGCCAGATAATCGATATAACCGTAAACGGTGTGTACTGCTGCCGCCTGCACACGGCCATACACTTCGGCATCAGTGCGGCGCAATGCCGCCAGCGTTGAATCTGCAGCCAGTCGGGTAAGAATATCGTTGCGGATGGTGGTAATTAACTGAGGGAGTGTCGGGCGGGTAAATCCACTGTCAGCCATTAAGGTCACTCCATAAATCGTCAAAGGAAAATGCCGTGCGGTTGCCGTCTTTCTGACTGATTACCACCGAGGCGCTTAGCGTATCAATGCCGGTTCGCTCGGCCTTCACATCCACACGAACAGCCACGCCGTCATCCACCAGCCATTGCAAAGCCTGGCTGATATATTCACGGGCTTTCAGTGGTGTTTTATTGGTAAGTTTCTGACGGCTGAGGAGGTAAAGGCGCGACCCAATTCGGTCGTTCTGAACGGTTGGAAAACTATCGCCCCACCACCCACTATCTTGCTCGGGGTTATCGTCAGGCTCAGCCTTTCGCCAGGAGAACAGGGAAATAATCACAGCGCGTGTCAGAGGGTCAGGCGGCCACGTCACGTCACGCTGAACGCCATTAATCACAATAATCATGGCGCCACCATTTTCTGCGCTGTCGCGTCGGTAGTACCGCCGCCGGAGCCGTTCTCTTTATGGTAGTGACCGTTATAGGCTATGCGCATGGCTGACATGGTCAGGCCGGAAGAGTCGCACTTATCTTTGATCTCACCGGTAGATTCGATGTCCATTTCAAACCGGGCCTTTGGCGCGTTGGTAAAGGTGATCGGCTTACCCGCGCCATTGACAACAATTCCTGCACGGGTCAGCGTCACCGACTGTCCCTGATCGTCATACACCGCTACTTCGCCAGTCTTCAGCCCTTTAATGCGGTAGCGACGGTCAGAGACGACCAGCACCACACCGTGAGATCGGTCACCGTCAAAGTAAGCGGCCACGGCCTCTGCACCGGTAAGCGGCGCTGCGGTAAAGCCATAAGGCTCCATGTGTTCTATATCGCTTTTCCCCTCTCCCCCAGCCATTTCAACCTGAAGCATCTGGCACTTTGTAGCCGTGTTCAGTCCGCGAACCACGGCGCGGGCCAGAAGGTTTGACAGCGCACGTCCCATACCTGATATCGGATTAGCCATCAGAAATCATCCTCTTCTTTCTTTTTATTATGCTTGCCGGGCTTCGCTGGTTCAGGAAGATAGGCATCCGGCGGCCCGACGCGGATTTCGGTCACGGTGCCGTTTTCATCCTGCTGGTAGGTCACCTCAGCGATCACCATCTGGCGATTGTTAAAACCAAGGATTGGATCGAAGACAATAACCTGCAGGTTAGGCAGCCAGAGTGAGCCGTCACCCTGTCGCCAGCCCTGCACGGTGTAGGTCACCTCATCGGTACGCGCTGCACGCTGGCGCATCTCAAATTCTGCGCGTGCGCTGCAGGTTGCCGTGGTGGCATTGCCGGTCTGGCGGATAATCATCGGGCGGTAACGCTTCAGGCCGCCATCAATGGTTTTTGAGCGAATGGCCGTAGTGGTGGCCTCGCCAAAGTCGTCGTCGTTACCCTTACGCTGCCCGGAAACCTGATAATCGCTGAAACGGTCCCGGATGCTTTTTTCGGTGTCGCAGGAAAGAATGTTTTCACCCAGCACCAGCGCGGTATGCGCCTGCTGGCTGCCGATGCCACCGATAACTAGATTGCCCTGCGCGTTGTCATATGCCAGCGCCTGCTGAAGCCCCAGCATTTTGTTCAGCACGTCCATGACCGTTTCGCCCTGGTCGGCCTGAATGCCCTGAAGCGCACCGGATGCCCCCCCCGCATCCACCACTGTGATGCTAAACGGCTTAGCCAGTTCTGCGGCCACTTGCGCCAGAGTGCGTCCGGCATATTGTGACGGCGTGGCTGAGCAGTCGATGAGGTCAGCCGTTTTGCTGCGCCCTGATATCCCCACGCTTATGCTGCGTGCGTCGTACCGGACCGGTGTCGCTTCGATGTAGCCAGTCAGAACTTTGTCGGTGCCTATCAGTACCTCCACGAGGTCGCCGTTTTTTATCCGGTTGCTTCGGTTCGCCTGGTCGGTATCGCCGGGCCAGCTGCGAGTAATCTCAACGGTGAAGTCGCGGGCAATACGCTCAATGCCAGCCGCGATCCTCACCGATGTCCAGCCGCCCCACTCCTGACCGTTAACGCGAAGAATTACAGTATTGTTCATCGTACCGGCACTCTCAGTGACTGAACCGGTACGAAACCGGGATGGCGTATGCCGTTACGCGCGGTTATGTCACCGGCGCGGGATGCTGAGTCGTACCAGTCGGCAGCCAGCACCAGTGCGGGCGTAACCTGCGAAGGTGTGCGCTCCGTCATGCGCTCGACCTGCTCCAGGCGCGCGGAGATATCGCGGTTAACGTCAGTGCGCACGGTGACCAGCGCCTGGTAAAGTCCGTCATCTGAAACGCGCTCCATCTCAAGGTCAATGGCCTCATTGAGACTGTCACGTACCTGCGCGAGATCATCCCAGGAAATGACGGTGCTGTTATCAAGAGAGGTGGTTACGCCGGAAGATGCGGAAACGGTGCCTGTTGCTGTGGTATCAGTATCTGAAGCCGCACTGCCTGATTCAGTCCGTATGTTGCTGACGGCAGGATGCGATACCACGACCGGCTGCTGCGTGTCCTGCTGGCGCGTGACAGTCCGGTTTACAGGCTGCGGCAGACTGGTGACCATTGCGGCCGCCTCGCTGATGGCCGTGGTTCTCACCGCCTGCGCAACGTAATTGCGCTGCGTGGTCTGCGCCTGCGCTGTCTTACTGTCGGTTTTCCAGACGCCGCGCGGAGCCAGACCCGAATCAACCGTGACGCCGGTCAACCCCTTAATCATCGACATCAGGTCAGAAGCGTTACCCGTCAGCCGCGTTCCGGCGCGCCACATGGTCTGCAACCGGTTAACAAAGCTCATGCCGCTCGACGGCGGGCTGAGCAGCACCGATAAATCGCCCTGCATCAAACGTGATGCGGCGCTGATACCAGAATCAACATACTGAAAGGCGCTGGTTACGGTGCTGAACATGTCTGCCGCCTCATCCAGCACGCCGCCCTGCAGGAAGTCCGGCAGGCCATCCATACCAAAGGCACCGAACGCCGATGAAATGGCATCATCTAGGAATGAAACTGACGAGGTGAGCTTCTGTCCGGTTGCCAGTCCAGCGGTGGGGAACGATAATTCACCGGATTCAGCGAAGCTGAAGCTGACGCGGCACATACGTCCTTCGCTCTGTGAATGGCTGACGCGAACGGCATCATCTACTACCACGGTCATCTCGCCGTAGTAAGGATGAACCAGCGTGCATGATCCCGGCTTTTCAATGGCTTCAATCAGCCGGTTACGCTGCTCAAAGAAATCATCGCCAATCAGATAAGCCTGAACGCTGAAGCGGCGCGTCGCGCGGCCCAAATCCTCCGCCCACGGTTTGTCGCGATTGGGGTACTCATGCACCTGCACGCGACGCCCAAAGGTTGCCTCATCGCTGTCCACCTTAAACGCGATGCCCCGCAGTGAGGCATCCTGCAGATTATCTTTCCAGCTCATGGCTTTCTCCAGGCGTAAAAAAACCCGCCGGAGCGGGTCATGTTTATTTCAGGTGTATCTGTATCGAATAGGAGTCGCCAGTTCTAACGAATAAAGAATCAGCTTTTTGATCGTAAGACTCAAATCGCTGAACACTCTTAAACTTATCCAGCTTATTTCCGAAAATTGTAGTGCTGGTCCCTGTCAGATATTCAAAAGCCTTACCAGCCAGCGTAACGTTAACCTGATTCATCGACTTATCTTCGTTTGCGAAGAAATGAATGCTTATCCTGTTAGGGCATGGCGGCTCATAAACGGTAATGTAAATTTGAGGTTCATAATCAGCCTTGTTGTTATCACCGAACGCCTCTTCATCCGTTTGATCCTTTCGGAATGAATACTGATGCCTTAGCGTGTCGCCATCTTTGAACACCTGCACCTTCTCAGGTTTTTTCCCGATTGCCTTAATGAAATCTCTTTCATTAAAAGCGGGGTAACACTCACTGGCAGATACCCCACTGACAAAAAATAATGCCATTAAAAGCGGAAAAAAACGCATGAAGGCTGCTCCTCAATTTGAATTAGAAAACCGATTATAACCCACATCAAGATCAAACCACGGAAGAGCGCCACCTACTGGCTCAACGCGCATTCCGGGAGGAGCGTTTTCAAAAGAAACTTTAAGCTCTCCCTTTTGTGATGTTGCATCATCACGCATTAATGGACCGCTCATGCTCTTCGGATTTAGCGGAACGCTACCACCCTTTAACTGCTGCTCATTGTTATACCAGCCGCCAGCCTTCCATCTCTTCTTAAGTGACTCCCAGAATGATTCAGTGCCATCTTTCTGGGTAGTCGCATCAGAGATCTCTTCCAGCTTTTTAAACATGTAGAGTGCGACCGCTATTGAAACCGTCAGAGCGCTCAACTTTCCTATTTTGGTAAGAACAGCGAGAAGCCCGCTGGCTTTGGTTGTGGCTGTGGTGAGCGATCCAATAACCTGAAGCGTGAATGACCCAGCCATCACCCCGCCAATTCCGGTGATGATTCCGTTCATACCACCCAGCGCCCCTGTCAGGCCATCGATTTTAGTCCAGACTTTCTCGACAACAGGACCGAACTTATCCCAATCAGAAATCAAAAGGCCGATTCCCAGCGCTGCAAGTCTAAGGAATATGCCCATCGGAGAAAGCTTCAGTCCTTGCCCCAGAATACCCAGCGCAAAGTTAATTCCCAGAAGCCCCAACTTCATTCCAACAAAACCGGCTGCAATACCAAATGCACCACGAATAACCTTCGGGTTTTTGTCAGCAACCTCAGTAAAACGCTCTGACATGTCACCCAGCCAACCCACCAGCCTTTTAGCATCACCAGCAAAAGCCCCGCCGATTGCCGCAAGACCATTGACCGCTGTACCGGTCAAGGACTCCCAGATATTCGAAAGTGTGCTTAGCTGAGCATTAACACGCTTATTAAGGTCCGCCTGCTTTCCCATTTTCTCCTGAATCTGGTCATAGCCAGTTTTACCTTTATCAATCAGCGCATTTAGTACCTGTAGTGTTTCAGCGTCATCACCGAATATCTGCTTAATGATGGTGGTTTTTTGTTTGGTTGTTAATGACTGAAGCTTATTCAGTTGCTTGAAAAGATTATCAAGCCCGCCGAATTCTCCCTTGCCATCGGTAAAGTCTAACTGAATACCTTTTCGATTTAGCAGCTTGTTGGCTGCCTTCATCTTTTTACCATGAAAG